CATTACTACGTAAGCTTCTTTAAATCCAGATACATACTTTGGTAGTACCTTTGCCCATCCTGGACGACCCCATTGTTCAATAGCTTTACAGCCAGAATCACGGGCAAATTGTTCCACTGTAGGGAACACCTTAGATTGTTCTTCAAAGTTGCTTCCAGAGAAAGCAATTATATGAAGTGTTTTATGTTGAGAGTATTGTAAGTATTGAGTTAAACCAGCACCAATGATATTTAGATCATCATCTACTACCGCCCAACACTGAACGTACTCATTGAGAATCTTCTTAAGATAGTCTGTTAATGTAGATTCTCCTTGTCCATGCTCAATTACTTTCTGTAATAATACAGAGAGTGTTGACCAGTGTTGTACTGTCTGGTCGGGTGATAGTAAAATAATTTTCATAATTAACCTGATATGTAAATACAAGCTACTGTTTTAATCTCTGTTGGAGAGTTAAACACAATAGGCTCACGAGCTTTAGCAATAGTTTTTCCTCTAATAATATCATCTGATTGAGCCATTGCAATTCCAGCTATACTAGAAGACACTAACAAGGTGTCAATAGCTATATTACCGTTTTCTCCGCATACTTGCATTTGACCTTCACCAAGTGAACTCATAGAGCCAATTAAATAATTGTCTTTAATTTCTTCGTATTGAGCAGTCATAACAGCTACTGAATTATTTTTTTGTTCTTCCCAATGATCAATAAACACAGTGGGTTGTACAGTAGATAACGGTCTCAATTCACCAATAAAAATACCTCTAACTCCTGTTTGATTAGGCTGAGATGATTTTTCTACTTGGAATATAGCATTAGACCATCCATTACGGGCTATACAAGTAACATCTACAACTAAATCTCCGGGTGTTAATGTCTGCCCAACGGGTATTAAGAAATCGTGGTTACCTGTAAACGGTCCATAGTTAGTACCTGAGCCATCAGCATAGAAGTCGTATCCATTACCTGCTCCAATTAATCCTGCAGTACCAATATTATTGTTTATACCTCTAATACCATGAGCACCAGTTGCATTTCCGCCAGCAACAACACCCATCATTCCTACTTGAGTATTCCAAGTAACACCATAAACAGCATTACTACCTGCTGAACCTGAATTATCAAATAAACTAATACCACCAAATAAATTATCACAACTAACTACACCACCAGCAGTTACAGCAAAAGCATATCCACCAATAGAATTACCACTTCCTAATCCAATTGTCCCACCTAATAAATTTCCATTAATATTAAGAACAGAACCATTCCAATACATTGATTGAGTTGTAAATGTAACTGTTGAGGTTGTGCCTGTTAAATCTAAAGCAGAACCAGGATAAAATTGAGAAATTTGAAAAGTATCTGTGGTTACATTAATTACTGAATAAACTTTAGTTGTAGAAATATTAGTAATAGAACCTATGCTAGTAAAAACTAATTGAGAATAAAGAGCGTATCCATGACCCGCACATGTAATAGTATTTGTAATTACATCTGCTGTACCGCTTTTAATTGATCCAATAGAAAATTTATATGCACTAGTACCAGTAGTATTGTATCCAAGAAAATAACCTGTGCCTGTATTATAGTCTGTTTGTCCACCAATAATCTTTCCTGCAGTACTCATAGTTAGAGTATCTTGAACAGTTAAAGCACCAGTGTTAACCGTAATAGCTGACAAATTACCAACTTTTAAACTACTAATATAAGGTGTTGACCACACTGTATTGTTAGTATTAGGATCAAAAATACCATCTGTTTGATATAATGAATTTGTACTTGCTGTATTAGGGTCTGTGTCATACCAAAGGAATGAAGAAGATAAACCCCAAGATCCTGCTGGAGGAAATGATGAATTACCTGTAGTAGTTACAAAACCAGCTACGGGCTGTGGATTACCAGAAATCCTTGAATATGAAATTCTAGAAGATGATCCAGCAGAATTACCAAAGTTAATTACAGAAGCAACAGTAGCGTTCCAAGTAATAACAGTAGTTGATGTTGTAAGAGAATCATTGTATATTGTTGAACAAACATACAAGTTTTGTCCAGCTATCGGAGCTGGTGCAATACGAGACCAACCATTTAAAGTAGCAGGATTAGTAAAAGAACCTGTTGACCAAGTATAAGTCGATGTACCCACAGGAAATGTTGTTGGAGGCGTAAGTCCCCACTGGTATACTTCCATTACAGCACATCGAGTACCTGTTGTAGCTGCTTTTGTAGCAACAGCTGTCTTAGTATTCCAAGTAACAGAAGTAACAAGTGTTGTTGGTGTTGTATCAAAATCTGCGTATATCTGCCTACAAATCCATAAAGTATAACCAGCAGTTGGAGAACCCGGAGTTCTAGACCAACCATTAAGTGTTGGATCTGTAAACTCTCCTGTTGACCAAGTATAGTTTGATGTACCTGAAGGAAATAAAGTTGGTTGTGATAAAGACCAAATATACATATCAAGTATAGCTGTTCTATTACCTGAAAGACCTGAAGAATTATTGTTTCCTGAATAACTAATTGGGCTAATTAAAGCAGTTGTCCAATTAACGTTGCTAGTAGCTGTTGTAAAAGGTTCAGTTAACTCAACAGTTGCTTCATACAAAGTATAACCAACTGAAGGAGGCGAAGAAATAGTTGATGTCCAACCTCCACCTGCATTAGGTGTGTATAAATTTGTAGACCAAGTATAAACAGATGATCCTGAAATAGTAGGTATAGTTGCTTCCCAGCGATACGCCCTGACAGTAGCTGTTTTTATTCCATCAGCATATTCTGCTTCTCTTTTAGTTATCCCTGTAGAATAATCTACTGTGGTAGAAGTTACACCAGCAGTAGCAATTATCTGTTTAGTTACTACCCATAGCTTAACACCCGGAGTTCCTGGGTTAGCAGTTAAGGTTGTTGACCATCCATCAACACCCGTGTATCCAGAGTTAATTAACGAAGACCAAGTAAAAGTAGATGTGCCTGTTGGGTTATTAGGTATTGCTACAGTCGTCCATTGATATAAGTAAGCAGTAGCTGCTTTTTGTCCATCAGTTCCTGAAGAAGAAAAAATTAATTGTTGTATTGCCGAACCGGATTGAGTAACAACACCGTAAACATTTTTGTAGCGAACAGGTACAATTACAATTGCCGGACTATTTGGCATAGCCGTTGGTATTGGCCACTGTGCAATACCCGATACTAAAGCAGGACTACCAACTGTAATATTAGTATAAGAAATATCTGCATTACCTGTAGTACTTGAATTACCAATTCTCCATGAATTAGCTACAAATGATGCATCAGAATCAGATTGTGCAGTTACAAAAGGCACTGCCGCATTAGAAGCTGTTCCATATAGTCTCATTACAACATTTGTAAAAGAAGGAACACCTCCAGTAGTAGGTACTTGTAATGAACCGGGAGAAAAATAAGTAGAGAAAGCGCTAGATAGGCTAGTACTTGAAGTAACCTGATCAAGGTCAATAGGTGTATTAGAATCTTGAAACCAACCAACACCCGGAGAAACAGTACTAATACTAAATTTAATTTGCCTACCACCAATAGTTTGGTAATACAAAAAGTAAGTAGTTCCAAAATTTTGAGCAGCTTTATACCAAGTATAGTCAGCAGGGTTTGTAGATTCAGTAAGCAATGAATCATTTAAAATACCATAATAACTTTTGTTAGTTGGCAAATCAGAAAAACCACTACCAACATTATCGTTACCATACTTAACATGAATATATTGATAAGTATATACAATAGGATTACCATCACTAGGTACAATCATACCAGAGGCAGAAGCGCCTGTCTCTAAAGCTTGATTATGTAAATCAAACAAATAAGTATCAAGGTCTTCATTGCCTGTAATTGGTGGGCTTAACATTGATTATCTCCGATCAGCTGGTTTTGCATCAAACAAGAAAGTAGATAAACGCCAGTAATTGCTTGTTGTAATTCTATAATTAATTAAACGACCATTTACTCGGGGATCTACTTTATATCCTTGTGATTTTGTGTTGTTAGGTAAAAAAGTAAAAGTATCTTTTAAATCGGGATCATCAACTGCTAAGTTAGGTACTTCTGTATAATTGTTTTGCCCAGTAACTCTAATAGTAATACTAGCATCATTAGGTACTTTATCAAATATAGGGAATATACTAGATAACAAAACACTACCTGTAACATCTCCGCTATTAAAATAAATTCTTTCAATATAAGATGTATAAGAAACTAGTGCTGAACCATTCCACATTAAATAGTTGCTATCTGTAACTAAAGTTTGATTATTATTAGTACACATATAAATTACTTCTGTGCTATAGTCAAATGTGTTAGATACGTTTGCTGGTCCATTAAAAGCATAAGACACTGAAGGTAAAGTTCTTTTTGTCCATGTATTATTATTATAATTAAAGATCAAAGCTTCATTACAAAATGTTGAATTACCTTTAGGGTAGTTAATCCAAATCTCTTTATTAAAAGGATTTTTAACTACGTGTACTTTATCAACAGCATTTCTGTTTAAATTACTAAATAAATATTTTTTGACACGGTATGTGCCTACTGATTCAATAGCACCAGAGCCATTATGTGTGTATATATCGTTTCGATCAAGAACAAAGTGATTACCATCAAATTCTACTACACAATCTGTGTTAAGAATACCATAAGACTTTGAATAAAATGATACCCTTGTTTGTGCTCCAATAGTAAGTAAACTAATACTATCCGAAGAATACACAAACATGTTTCCTCTAAGTTCAGCCATATCTAATACGGGTGAAGTAGTACTTAATTCAAATTCATCTGCTGTATCTGTTGTTAATCCGGGTTGCCAAATGTTTGGTATATTACCTGTAGCTGCTTGTACTGATACACGAATAGTTCCTGGGGCATAAGTTACAATACCATCTTGTGTTAATGTAAGGTTAGCCGCAACTAAAGAGTAATTTAAAGCTCGTATTACTTTAGCAGTAACAGTAAGACCTGTAATATAATTCCAATTAGGAAGTGGTTGAAAAGTACTACCAGCAGAAGCACTTCCAAACAAACAATACAATGGTGTTGTTTGACCATTGTTCATTACAATAGCATATCCACCATTAAACTTTGTTGCTTGCCAATCACTATTATCGTATACTGCATCTACACTATTCAACATAAAAGAAGAATTACCTGCAGAATCAACCCTAACAATTTTGCCATCATTAGCAAAAATATTGTAGCTTTGGTCAGGTCGTCTCCAGTGAATTCCAAATTCAGGTGCAATAGATACGGTTCTTGATGTTGTTTCACCTGTAATTGTTTGTACAGCTTCATCATCGAAGCGAACGTTTAATACATCTGTAAATGTATTTGGTGGTAGAATCATAGGTGGTACATCAGTATTTAAACCGCCTCTACCTAGTTTTTCAACTGGAGTTGCCATGAGATATCCTTTTTATTACTATTAGGTACCAAGTAAAGCACATTCAGCTTTTCGTCTTTTGTCAAGACCAGCTAGTACTTTTCCCCCACCTTTGTTCCATTTCATTAGTTCTGTCTTGGCGGCTTCCCAGTCTTGCTCATTAATCTTACGTCTTAATGTACTTGTCTGTAACCTACCTACGCCTAAATTGTAACAGAAGTCAACAATGGCATTTAATTTCTTTTCATCTGTGGCTAGCACAGGACAATACTTAAGTGTTCCGGGTAAATAAGTATGGTGTAATTCTCTGAGGAGTAATTCGTAAGCTTCAGGTTCACTCATAGGAGGATCCTGAAGTGTTACTTTCCTGCCATCAGCATAGTATGTACTGCCGTAACCAATAGTAGCTACATTAGCAGGACATAAGTAGGGCTTAGCTCTGAAGCCCTCAAAATGTTTACATAAGTCTGCGGCTAATGTTAAGTTCATAGTCCACGTTTAGAGAGTGTACGATCAAGGAACCAATAGTTAAGAGTACCAGAGACAAGAGCCGCAAAGTCTGCTGACATCATTACTTTGAATACTTCCACTGGAGGCATACCGCTAACCCATGAGTTGTAAGCCAACCAAATATGAACAAAAGACCATAGGGCTAAAATCCAGTATGTTACTACAGGTCGTACTGAGGCAGACAACGAAGCTACCCATCCACCAGCAGACTTAACCATCTCAGCTTGTTGTTCAATAGCTGACTGGAAAGCACCCATAACACCAACATCAATAGCGGCTTCACGTTGAGCACCAATCTCAGCTAACTTTTGTTGACCACGTTGAGCTTCTAGTTCACATTGAAACTTAAACATGTTAAGTTCATGACTACGTTCATTCTTTTTATCTAACCACTTGAGTACTTCAGGGGCTAGTCTAAAGATACCACCGAATAGTGATCCTAGAATACCACCACTTAAAATATCTAACATATATTATAATCCTATTTTACTTAACAATAAAGCAACAATCTTATTAGAAAGATCGTCAGGGAGAAATTTAAGGAATCCTAAAAAGTACAAAGCTACACAACCATAAACAAATATTTTTAAGGCTAAGTCAAATGTCTTTTGGTATTCGTTCATCTACCACACCTTCGAGTTGTTTGACAAAAGTCAATTAGCTCATTAACACCAACAAAGAATAAGAACAAAATAAAAAATGAGCCACCTATAATCATAGCTAGTTCATTCATCTCTTGTTCTTTTTCTTTAGCTTTTTTATCAGCAGCCTTAAGAGCACTCATTTCTCTGGCATCAGCTAAATCCATCTCAGCTTGTCTAGCTTTAATTTTATTCCATACATCAATCTTACCTGTTTGCATAAAGAGCATCTTAAGTTCTTCTTCAAAAACTTTAGCCTGATCTAATGCCATTTCAATTTGTAATGCAGTTCCCATGTTGGAACCCTTACCAGACTGTTTAGCTTGAAGCATAGCTTTTGTAGCTACACTCTTGGCATCAAACATCTTACCAATCATAGGAGCAAGAGAGCCTAGGTCATTAGCTACTTTACTAGCCTTCTTAACCATGTTAATTGCTGACTGTATACCCGCTAGGGCTGTTAGAGGATCAATCATTTCTTATCTTTCCTTTTCCATTCTAAACAAACAATTTTTCGATTGTATACGTCACCTGACCAAGACCATCTAATACATCTGTATTCTTCTTTAATAGGTAGATTAAGTGCTATAATAAGACTAATAGCAGATATAAACATTACTTATTTAGTTTGTTATCTAATGCTAACCAAATAGCACCAAAGAAAGCACCCACGATAATAATTGGTTTAACTGCTCTTGCAATCCATTCAAGAATTATAAATGCACCTTGAGCTGCATTAAAAGCTTTAACTACTTCTTCAGTATTCTTATCTAGTTTGTCTACTTTGATTTCTACTGCAAGAAGTCGTTCGTAGATTTGGGTATGAGTTACTTCTTCATTCATTTAAAGTCCTTAAGGTTCTGTTGGCCATATTACGCTCCAAGGAAAGTTTGTTTGCGTAGTTACATCACGTAGAGCCTGACGATAAATAGCCCATTCTGCTTTTTGAATGTTGCTCAAAGGTGAGTCATCTACTTGAGTCCAGTCAGTACTTTTTAAAAGTTCGTTTCTTTGTTTCCTAACTGTTGAGGTTTGACCCGCTAGTTTTTGTGCAATATCTTCAGCACTTAAACTTACAACTGACCATTGTTGTTCCCAACGATTTCGTTCAGAACTGTAAACAGGAGTACCTTCTACAACAGTTTCAGTCATTGCATCGTAATCAGGCTGACCAGTAACAATAACCCTAACCACATTAAATTCAGCTAATAAATCATTAGAAAGCTCAAATGGGAAGCTAACGTTTTTATTACTATTTCTTAATTGTGATGTGGTGTAAGGATATCTGACAATATTGTCATTATCAATTTTTGCATACATATTTATTCCTTTATAAAGCGTCAACTGTAACCAAGATTGCTCGATACCTATTAGTGCCAGTCGCAGCGCTTGCCGTTGCAGTCTTAGAGCCTGTTAATCCCGCTGACAAGCCTTCTTGGTAAGCAGCCTCAATAGTTAAATCAGCATTAGCAGCGTTATTAGATCCTTCAATTGCCTCAGTCATTCCAGATGGCGCAGTAAATGTGACTGGAGCATTGCTATTACCTTGCGCTCCAAAGTATAGTAATATGCCGTTGGCTGTTGCTGAAACTTCGGTAGCTGTGATGCTAGTAGTGGACGCTCCAGTGCTTGTTGTACCAGCGATTAAAGTTGAAGGGTCAACACCAACTAGCGTCAACATTACGCCAACTAAAGAAGACGCCGTTTGACTGGCTGTTGCGGTGTATGACGCAGCTTCTGAACCATCTGCTATTCGATAGAAAATGTACATACTTGGTTGAAAAGCTGTTGTTGAGGTGCTATTTCCAGATAACAAAGTCCATCCACTAGGTGTTGAAAAAGATGTATCGTTACCACCGCTTCCTACAGTTGAAGTCACAAACAAAAGCAAGTTACCCGGTGAGCAAGCAGAAGTATTGACTGTTAAGTCTGGCCCAGTGGTTGTGTTACCGCTTGTGCTGGCTCGATACTGAGCGTAAGGTGTATATGAAGTTGCTGGCTTGATGGCGACGAGTGCGCCACTGACATTAGAGGTCGATCCCACAGTAAAGCTGCGAGTGCCCGAAGCGCCAGCAGGCGACAGGGTATCGTCTTGCTCTACCAGCCGTGAAGGGTCTGTTGCATCGTTATCGATGGCAATTTGTTGCATCGTGGCCGGGCCGGTGATTGTGATTGAAGTGGCGTTGCGTGCTACCGTAGCAAGAATGCGTGAAAACGCTACGCTTGCCGTTACCGAAGAAAGAACTAGCGGGTTTGCGCTAGAAGTAATCGTACCCACTGCGTCATAAGCCGCATTGCGGTAAGTAACAATGGTGCCGCTGCTTGTGCCGTTGGCTGAAGAGGTAAATACATAACTCGCCCCCTCACTTGCTCCAGCCACTTTGTAGGCAATGCGTGTCGACGGGCTTGATCCTTGGTCAGCAACTTCCGTCCAGCCAGTGTCGCCTGTCCAACTGCAGTTACTACTATTGTTCACCACAGCGACCATCAGATCGCCTTCAAGAGTGCCCGTTGGCTTGTTAATGGTAAGCGTGCTTGCGCTCGTTGTGCGTTGCGTGCTGGCCTGCGAAATTAGAATCGGCCCTACCTGATTTTGATTAGGACGAAGCGCCAACGTGACTGCAGCCCAAGAGAAGCTAGTGGTGCTCGTTCCGCTAAAGGTAAATGCCGCAGGGTCAAATGCGCCAGAAGTCCAAACTGCAGAGCCGACTCCGACTGTCACGTCGTTGGTGTCGTTGGGGCCTCCGATGGTAGCAAAGTTAGACAGGTTAGAACTGCCAAAAGTGTGGACACCACTATCGTGCCCACCTGCGCCACCAGAAACAATTACTGCGCCAGTCGTAACGGGCGTAATAGCTGGTGGATCGCACAAGACGCTGTTGGTTCCCGTTGCTGTTGTAGAAGTAACGTCAAGTGGGAATATCGAGTCAACGTTTCGCCATACGTGAATAGCGACGGCTCCGGAGTCTGACGTATTGCCTGTACCAGACATGGTAACTTGCGTGTCGGGCGTTGCGCCCATCAATTTATAATTTACTGAGAGATTTGTGTCTTGGCTGTCATTAGAGTACAACTCAGCAACTTCCGTGTAGCCTGCGGTGGTTACGCCAATTGCGCGGTCTGCAATACTACCCGTGCCGTAGTAGACGATGACCAAGTCACCCGCCTCAGGAGCCGACGCAAGGCCGCCTGTAAGAGATGTTAACGAAACATTGGTGTCCGTGGAACCGCTGGCTGTAATCGCTGCCGTCGTGCTGCCGACAAACTGAATACCAGCAGCGCTAGGTACTACTGTTCTTAATTTATCTGCTAACATTTAAGCCACCTGTCCAGTTAAAGCACCATAGATTGTTGTTCCAACTTTCCAAAGTTGAATAATTGTAAATCCACTAGCAGGAGCTAATGTTGGTGCAGAACCACCAACCCATACTACGCCAATAGTAGTCCATGTAACTGTGAATGAAGATGCTGAATCGTTAATCATTAAAGTAATTGATTGACCAGCAGCCCATGTACCAGCAGTAGGAGTACGACTTGCACCTAAAGTCCATGTTTGAATAGACCCGTTAGTTGGGGATATTGCTACACCAGCCGCATCAACAACTGCATAAACTTCTTCTGTGTAACCATCATTTAAAGTTACACCACTAAGAGATGGCGCTGTTGCAAATACTAAAGCACCACTACCTGTTTCATCTGTAACAGCAGCAGCTAAGTTTGCGGCTGATGGTGTACCTAAGAATGTAGCAACACCAGTTCCTAAAGAAGTTATACCTGTACCACCATTAGCAACAGGTAAAGTTCCTGTTACACCAGTAGTTAAAGGAAGACCTGTAGCGTTTGTCAATGTTGCGCTAGTAGGTGTACCAAGAATAGGAGTTACCAATGTAGGGCTTGTAGCAAAAACATTAGCGCCTGTACCCGTTTCATCAGTTAACGCTGTAGCTAATTGAGCTGATGTAAATGAACCTAGAGAAGTTGCATTACCTGTTGAAGTTATTGCACCTGTAAGGTTAGCATTAGTTGTAACTGTTGCTGCATTTCCTGTAGTATTTTGATTAAAAGTGGGCCAAGTAAACGTACCAGTAGAAAAATTACCTGAGGTAGGTGTTCCTAATACTGGTGTTACTAAAGTTGGGCTTGTTGCAAAAACATTAGCACCACTACCTGTT